AACAGATAAGTCAAATATAGAGGAATGTTGTGAGTCTATTCTGCAAGGCGTTCGGTCGATTGAAGCTGGAATTCTTTATCTTTCGCAATACAGCGAGCAGTCAAATGTATTGCTATCTCAGATCAGAAATACTTTATTTGGTATGCGCCAGGATGCAATCGGAATGGCGCAAAGAGCAGAAAGAAAAGCCGGGTTGCAATCTCAGCAGGCAGCAGAAGATAAAAGAGAAGGAAAGCCAAAGCAGGTATCTGAAAAGAAAGGATCACCTTTATTTGATTCTCGGACGCTTTCGATAATTGTTGGCGACCTAAAGAAAGCAGCATGGCTATTGCCTGCAATCGGCGGCGGTTTTTATAATTTGTTTAAGGGATTAAGAGAAGGATTAAAGGGATGGAGAGAAGCACTGACGATACCTACGATAGAAAAAATGTTCAGAAGATTGCAGGCCTCGGCAGAAAGAATTCCCACTCGGTTAAGACTTCGCTTAGAGGCAATCGGCACGAAACTTCAGGGGCAATTTAAGTCACTTCAGACAGCACTAGAGGAAAGCAAGTTGGGCAGATTTATAAAAGAAACTCGCGACAGCATAATTGACTTTGCTAAAAGATTCCAGATTGAAGCAAAGGCCTCGCCGCTATGGCAAGATCTTACTAGTGCATTTAATAAAGTAAAAAATTATTTAACAGAAACTCGTGATGGAGTAGCAGATTTTGCCAGAAGATTCAAAGATGAAGCGAAGGCATCACAACTGTCTCAGGATTTTAGTACAGTTTTCACGAAATTAAAGAATACACTTGCTTCCTGGAAAGAAGGATTTAAAGATATCGGCCGTCAAATGGGAGAAGGCGCAAAGGAAATTAAGACAGGAATCATGGAAGGCTTGCAAAAGCTTTGGACATCTCTGCGCGAAAGCAAATTAGGTCAAGGATTGTCTGATCTTGCCGAGGGCGTAAAGATAAAGCTTAAGGAAATCGGAGGCGGTGCAGATGATATTTGGCAAGCAACCAAGACTAAACTATTTGATGGCTTTACTAAATTAAAAGGCGTATTCATTGATTTAGGTAAATGGTTTAGCGAATTACCCGGCATCAGTAAAATACTGCAAGGAGCAGAATGGCTTGGAAAAAAGATCGGCGAATTAGCGAAGTCGCCATTCGTACAAAAATTTCTAGCGCCACTTATTGCAGTGGTCGACTTCGTTACTGGTTTCTGGGATGATATTACGCAGGATAAAGAAGGCGATGAGCTCAGCCGAATCTCCAGTGCGTTTGAAGCTGCAGGCACAAAAATGCTTGATGGCTTTTTCGGATTCTTCATTGACCTGCCAAAATGGCTGCTCTCAAAGACAGCTGGCCTATTGGGATTTAAGGAGTTTGAGAAAGAACTCGACAAGATGAACTTTAAGGAGAATATCTTAAAGCCATTTGCTAAATGGGGTCAGGACTTAATCGCATCTGTCATCGAGTGGATCCGCGATACAGTTGGTGGAGGCGTGAAGAAACTGTTTGGAATAAAGGATGCATCCGCGGAAACTGTTCCAGTAACAGAAGATAAAAAGAGAAATCCGCAAATTCTTGAGAATGCCGCCAAAACAATCCTAGATCCAAATCTTCCAAAGACAGTAAAAGATAGAACGAGAGAAATGGTAACCACCAAGTATGGATTTACTGCACAGGAACTCGATGCTGCTATTGCTAAGAAATCTGCCGAGAACGTAGTCACGCCTCAACAAACTCCAGAAGGCGTTAATACTGTTGGCGCTCAAATTAACGCTTATAGCAATAGCACAAGAGATCTGAATGCATCGAGCAGCACGCCAGTTATGACTGGAGGAGGCCCGCAGGTAACTGCACCTGTGCAGAATTCTAATGTGAATTCGGTGACTTACAATAACACAGCGGTGCCCGACAGAACATTCTTCTCGATGATGCCGAAGATGGGTCAATTTGCATACTAAAAAGGATGTCCCGCTAAAGGACATCCTTTGTGTGGTTTAGACTAAATACTTATTAGTCCTGCTTCGCAAGCTTAGCGAAGTAACTCAGTGTATCTGCGTCGTCATCCTCGCTGGTTTCAGCGGTACGCGGAACAGCAGTACGTGCCTGTGGTGCTGCCGCAGCGCGAGGAGCGGGAGCTTCAGTCTGCTTATCAGCAAGCTCGACACGCTCGGCAGTCGTCATCGGCTGCCCGGTTTCACCGAGAACCTCTGCAAGCTTACGAGAAAGTTCCTCGTAGGACTTATAGTTGGTAGGATCGATGAACTCCTTCAGCGGATGGAGCTTATTGTAGATTGTCTCAAGCTTAGCCTCATCGCCTCCAAACAACGGAGCAGCAGCGGCAAACTCAGACTTATCGTAGTTACGATAACCCTCGACATTACGGATCTTCAGCTTGAAGTCAGCGCCCTCCCAGAAGTCGAACGGATTTACCGGCTTCTCATCCTGAAACTGCGGCTGCATCAAATCGAGGATCTTATCAAAGATCTTCTTGCCGAACTTGAACAGACGAACCTGTCCGTCATTGGCAGGATTAGCAGGATCCGAAATGATCAGCACGTTAGCAACGTAGTGAAGCTTGCGCTTCTGCTCGCGAACGCGCTCCTTATCAGATTCCAGGCCCGAGTTCCAGAGCTTGGAATTAAGCTCAGCAACCGGATCACTCTTGCCGATAGAGGTCAGAGAATTCTCAATATACCAGCGACCGGTCGGTCCTTGGAAACCGTGTGTCCAATAACGAACCCACGGAAGATCCTCGCCCTTAGCGGCAGGAAGGAAACGAATAACAGCGTAGCCGTTACCCGACTTATCAACTGATGGCTGCCAGAGACGCTCATCAGTATAGGACTTCTTCTCTCCAGTTGTGGAGGCCTTTTCGGCCGAGGCGAGAATAGCGCTCATCGATTGAGCGCGGTTTTTCTTTAGGTCAGCGAATGACATTGTAGTATAGTATTAGTATGGTTTTTGTATGTTACGGTATATCCTGACACATCAGGCGTTGCTTGTAAACCTAGAAAGTACAATTTGCTTGCACTTTTTAATGTTTACTTGCTGACGCCAGAAGGGCCGATACTTACGCACAGTCTTAGAGAATTCCGGCCAGAAGATCGTCTCAGTCACAGACTGATTCTTCATAAATTCTAACATCTCATCAAAAGTCACAAGCGTTTCTAGCGAGATGTATTGCGCGAAGTATAGCTGAACTATGAGAGGATGCTCGCTTCCTTTGCCTCGAAAGAGGCCATCGAAAACGATCTTCTTCTCCTGACAGTGATTCAGCAGAAAATCAACTTGGTCGCCAAAGTAATAAGTAAAGGAATCACGTTTCCGTAACCACTCTAGATACTTATCTTCAGCTTCTTTGTCGATTAGATTGCCTGCCCAAGTCTTGGTACCAGAGGTAAAACAAGCGATTAGATAGTCAATCAAAGTTTGGCGAATCGGATATTTCCTTGCTAGTTTTGCAAAGTAAAACCGATCTTTTCTTTTAAGGAACGAAGCCTGCGAGGCAGAGCTTTTAAAGTTGTACTTCAGTGCGTCGTATGTATCCGACTCAAAGTGCAGCTTCAATGCAGTATATATCTGATATGCTTCCCAGGGTTTCAGGGAGGCCATTGATTTGTCGTAAATTTGCAATCAGAAGGTACTTTTTCTATTCCGACATGGATTAAAACTTCAAATAGCAATGTGCCCAGATGAATCTGAATTCCAGAAACGTCCTGTGCATCATTCCATGGATTACCGCGTTGGCGATAACCCTGAAACATCAGGCCAAAATTGGACGTGAGAAATCTCCAATTACAGAAAAAGAATGGCTTAGTTTTCATCTTTGGTGTAAACGATCCACATAACATTCGATCCAATGTCATCTGCAGGCTTAGTAAAGCCGATCAACTTCTGCAGACGAGTGATGAAAGAATCTTCCGTTTGAACCATTACAATCTTGTTCTGCAAACGCTCGTATTGCTTCTTGTCAATAATGCCATCGTTATAGGCAGCAGCCATAAAAGCTTCTACCGCAGATTGCCCATGCTTCTGAAGCTCGGGAATAGAGACCACGTATGTCTTACTCATCGAAAAGCTCGGATCAGACTGCTGGTACGGTAGTTGATGCCATTGTCCTTACGCTTTCCGCCGAACGCGCCGCGAGTAACTTCAGGATGGCGGCCGCGCTTGAGACGAATCATTCGCGGTTGTTCAGCAACCGGAGGAGTTACTTCTGCTGGCTGCTCTGAATTAGTGACTGTAGTTTCTGTGCTCATAGAAATGACTTAAGAGAATTTGACTTAGGAAGCAGATTTGCAGCCATACCTTCAGCTTCAATCTTAGCTTTGATCGGTGGAGATATAAGTTTACTGATGTCAGCTGGATCAATAGATCGCTCAGAACAGATATGAAGCACTGCATCGATGTAGGTCATCTTTTCTACTCGAACCAGTTCTTCAACCATTTCAGTTAATTTAGCTTTTGTTAAGATGTTATCTAACATATCAGTTGATTCAGCAGCTAGATCATACAGCATCCTCTGCTTATTGTAAAGGAGAAAGCTATTTCTTAGCGGTGAATTTCAACTCGGACAAATCGCAGAGTACGGTATTCCTCTGGAATGTTCTTTAGTTCTTCAGGCATCTCAGCCTCTGGAATATGCTCATGGTATGGAATAACCGCATAGACATACTTATTGCCAGCAGTCTTATTGTACCGCATCACACGGTCGATCTGATCTGCAAACGGAAGAACCGCATAGAAATATCGCTGACTCTTATCACCTGCATCCTTCGCAACTAGTGGGAATTCTTTCTCAAGAACAGTAAGAACCGAATCTCGCGTTCCTACGATGACGGGAGCCCAGCGAGCAATATCGCTGGGTTCAGCTGAAGTAGAAGGCTGGCGTTCCAGCATAGTTTCAGATACAATCTCTGTAGCAGTTTCCATGATTAATCCTTGCGTTCAAATACTCGCAGAAGCACTACATCACCATTGATTCGAGCTTTCGGCTTGTTTTCTTTTGTGGTTAGATTTGACCAGGCCTTATCGATCTGGCGTGAAGTATTATTTAGCACAATCTCTAAGAACTCCTGCGGCTTTCGCAGACGAGTGCAACGTGAGGTAGTTTCATCTACATTCTTCAGCGAGGTGCCTTTGATCGAGAAGCCTTCTGCATTCTGAGCATAGAAGTCAAGCATAACTCGCTTTTTGGTATTAAAGGCTAGCAGACGATACGCGCCCACAACTCGCATCGGATTAATCGATGCAATCTTATAGTCGGCATCTTCCTTGCGGAACTGAAGTTTGGCAATCTGCTTGTCAGCGGACTTAGCACGCTTCTTACGAGGAGCACGAGTCGCCTTTGCAGCGTGAGCATATCGATTGAGATCCTGAAGCATTTGTTCTACTGCAGCAATACGATCTCGCAACTCAGGTGCAGAAAGGTAACTATACCCCTCCACATAATCTGGATTAGTCTTATCTCGTGCAGCAATCATTCCATCAAGCAATGCTGTCAGCCAGCGTTCAACTTGCGGGCAAGCTAGTGAAGATAGAGCGTGTCCGGACATTGTCTCGTACAAATCGATACGCCGCACCTTCTGATCCCTAGTTCTGATCCAGTCATCAAGCAGAGCATCAAGATCCATGAGGACTGTGCGCTGTGTTTTCGCGGCAAGTAAAACCATTGGCGAGACTGTCTCTCCTTTAGATGATTCGACTGCAGTTGTTTCTTCTTTTACGCCTCGTCCAGCCTTGATTGCCTCTGCAATCTTTGCAGCTACAAACTCACGGTCAGAAGGATAGTCAAGTTCTGGATGCTTTTCTGGCATACCTCGCAACATTGAGATGCATAGTGTGCCAGCAGTAGCACCCGGCAAATAGTCGGGCGCGGCCTTTACAGCAGAGATGTCAGCCTTGCTATAAGCATTCTTTTCCATCCAATCAAGAACGCCATGCTTTGATTCGCCAGCATCTAGGTAATAGTTATAGAAATTGAATGCCCTAGAACGT